TGACATTCTTAACTGCATTTGCAATCTGTTTAGGGTCTTCGCTTTCTAGAGCAATAATCAGAATTTTTTCTTCTTTAACTAGAAAGGGTCTATATCTAATTTTCTTTTTTAATGAAGGAATTTCCAATTCATAAATTGGAGTTGCAATCTTTGGTAAAGGCATAATATCCTATAAAGTTCAGTTAAAATTATTTAGACGACTTAGGCAACTCCAACTGGTCTTGGGTCATCCAATCTACCAGTTCCTAGATTGAGATTTCTATTAATCAATTCATCTCTTCCTGTGGCAAGTCTATTTTGTCTATTTGTTTGATTAGTTGTACTGTTAATTACATTACCTAAGACTTTATTATTATCATTATTTCTTATAAAATCTAAACTTAATGTTCTGCCACAAACATATCTTTCGTAATTAAATGTGGCACTCATTTTTAATATATCAGAACCATTATACTGAACTGGTACTGAATTTAAAGAAAGTGGAAATAGTCCGAAAAAATTATACTCAATTTCTGCATTATAATCTCTATCAAACTTAATAATCTTAGTCATATCACTCTTATAATCTTTTGGATATCTCATTCTAAAATAATATCCGTCTCTGGATGGATTCTCATTAGAACCACTGGCAATAAACTCCATCCAGTGCTCTATGAATTTTAAATTGGTATAATTACTATCAACATAAAACTCCAGACCAATTTCTGTAAAGATTCTGCGATGAGCAATTCTTTCGTTTACTCCAGTATAATTATTGCTAATATCGGCAGTTGCTAGTTGAGTTCCCGGTAGTGATGCCGAAAAACAAAGTAGTCCCGCATCATTAGCAACAAATAATGGGTCAACTCCTCTTATTGCAAGATGTGATAAAAGTGGAGTTGGTAGACCACCAAAGATGACCTGAAAGTGAGAACTCTGAGCCAGATTCGTAAATAGTGGTTTAAAATCAGATATTCTGCGGATACTAGGCATTCTAAATACCTTTTATGAGTCTTATTAGTATAAGTATTTAGATGTCTTATAAAGGAAAATTCAAACCATCATTTCCTGAAAAATATGTTGGAGACCCCACCAACATCATCTATCGGTCTTTATGGGAATTGAAGTTTCTAAAATATTGTGATACGAATGAAAATATTTTAGAGTATGCTTCAGAAGAACTTGCAATTCCATATCGTTCACCGGTAGATGGAAGAATTCATAGATACTTTCCTGATGCTTATATAAAGGTTAAAGAACCAGATGGAAGTACTAAAAAGTATTTGATTGAGATTAAACCATATAAGCAAACGATGCCTCCACCCAAACCTAAGAGGCAGACCAAAGGATACATCTATGAAGCATATGAATATGCCAAAAACCAATCAAAGTGGGAAGCGGCAAGAGAATATTGTAAAGATAAAGGATGGACCTTCAAAGTAATCACGGAACACGAATTAGGTATTTCTAAAAAATGAACCGTATTAAACCTCTACTCAAAAACTTATATGGAACAGAAGATGCCGATGATTTGATGTTGGAAATACTTGATGTATTGAAACAAACAACTACTTCTCCAGAGGCAGGTAAGTTTTATACTTTTGTTTACAGACCGAAGACTCCTCGTGTAAGATATGACGCACATCCTTTTGTTGCCGTTACAAATGTTTATTCTTGGGGATTTACTGGCATTAACTTCCACTGGGGGAGGGGGCGTCAATATACCTTTGAAGAAGTGATTGGACCCCTACATATTGTGGATAAAAATGAGGTTGGTGATTTGAGAAGAATACCTTTTGGACAAATCAAGATAAATAACTAAAAAAGATAAATGGTAAACGGATTTAATGTAACAGGAAGTTTATCACCTAATGCGGAAAGAATTGCTGCGGCTGCTTCTGCCAAACTTTCTTCGTCTGCGGCACCTCTTAGATATCCACAGAAGAGTATTGGTAAAGATGATGACTACTTAGAAATAGGTGTGATTGAATATGTTGAAAATAAATCAACATTAGGGCAAGACAATCTTAAATTAAGGTCTCAAACAGAAGCAATACAACAATCCAACCAAAAACCAAAACAAACAATACAACTACCAATACCATCAAATATTGGAGATACAAATCAAGTTGATTGGGGTAATGGCAATACTTTAAATGCTCTTGAAGCTTTTGGAGTAGCAAATGTAGGAAACATTCTTGCAAGTAAGAATTTAGGAAAAGGTCTTATTGATGCTCTTAAATCTATTGGAGCAACCGCAAATAATGTTGCAATCCAAGGCGGTGGTCAAGATTTAGTCACTAATTATTTTAGTGCTGAGTTAATAAATTCATTAGGTGGAAACACATCTGCAGGAGGACTTCTATCAAGAGCAACGGGTCAAGTTTTAAATCCAAACTTAGAATTACTTTTCAGTGGTGTTAATTTAAGGTCTTTTGACTTTGACTTTGATTTTGCTCCAAGAGATGAAAAAGAATCTAATATCGTTAAAGAAATTGTAAGAATTTTTAAACAATCTATGGCTCCAAAAAGTGGGGGAACTGGTGCCGGTGCCGGTTTATTCATTAAGGCACCAAATGTGTTTCTTTTAAAATATAAGAGTGGAAATAAGGACCATCCTTACCTAAACAAATTTAAACCTTGTGCATTAACGAAAATGGGTATGAATTATACGGCTTCTGGTTCATATTCAACATATGCCGATAAAACTCCGGTTCATATGAGATTATCTGTTAGTTTTACCGAACTTAATCCAATTTATAATGAAGATTACAATAGCAATATTGGAAAACAAGCAGTAGGTTACTGATATGTCTTACTTTAGAGAACTTCCGGACTTAGAATATCAATCACCCTTTGCTGATAGTAATTCTTCACAGAATTATGTAAGAGCAAAGAATCTATTTCGTCGTGTAAAACTTCGTGATGACTTACAGAATGTCTTCACTCTGTTTAATAAGTATCAAATTACAGAAGGTGCAAGACCAGATACTATTGCAGAAGAAGTTTATGGTAAGGCAGATTATGATTGGGTAGTTTTATTGACTGCCGGTATTGTAAATGTAAGAGATGAATGGCCTCTTTCTAATAGAGACTTGTACACATATGCAGAACAAGTTTATGGTGATGATTTAAATGCAATACATCACTATGAAACCACAGAAGTTAAAGATGCTAATGGAAGACTCATTCTTCCTAAGGGTAAAATTGTAGATTCAACTTTTACTATTCCAGATCCCGACGATTACTTGGCAACATTAAATCCTGTTGTTGGTATTAGTAATTATGAATATGAGACGATAAAAAATGAAGAAAAGAGAACCATATATCTACTGAGACCTGATTATCTACAGCAATATTTAAATGATATGAGAAAGATTATGTATTATGATAAATCTTCTCAATATGTTGATAAGAAACTAATTCGTACCGAAAATACAAGAATTACGATGCCATAAAAAAAGGGGAGAAAAATCTCCCCTTTAGTGTATTATGAATCAGTCTTCGGCAAGTTTTGCAAAGTATGAGAGTGCATCATCATCCTCATCATCCTCAACAGGACGAGTCGGTTTCAGGTTGTTGAGTTCGCTACGCAGGTCTTCGGTCAGAGAAGGGGCAGGACCGCGATAGTCATCCTCATCCTCAACTTCAGAATCAATACGAGCAGACTTTCCACCAAGAACGGAATCAAGACGCTTCTTCATTTCCTCATAGGACTTGAATTGGTCAGGAGAAACAAACTCGGCAAGAGAATATTGCTTCTTCCAAATTGCTTCCATAGCATCATCATCATTCAGAAGAGCACCCTGAGCAGCAAACTCGCTGGAATCATAGTTCCTATAACCGGCAACATTCTTTGCCTTCAGTTTGAAGTTGGCACCAGTCCAGAAATCAAACGGATCGATGGGAGTCTCATCTTCAAACTCAGGTTGCATCGCTTCCGTGAGTTTGTCAAAGATTTTCTTACCATACTTGAACAGAAAGACTTTACCCTCATTTTCAGGATTAGTAGGGTCTTTCACGACATAAATGTTGCTCATATAAGTCAGTTTACGCTTCTGCTTACGAGCAACTTCTTTATTGGAATCCATACCGGAATTCCAGAGACCAGAGTTGTGCTCACAGATAGGGCACTTTTGGTTCAGAGTGGTAAGGCACGAGTCAATCAACCAACCACCAGGACCCTGGAAGGCGTGAGAATAGACTTTAACGAACGGCAGGTCTTCACCATCAGGAGCAGGCAGGAAGCGAATGACGGCATAACCATTACCGCTTTTATCACATTCCAATTTCCATACACGGTCATCAGAAGAATTACCAGAATTATTCATTTTTTCGACTTCTTTCACCAGTTTTTCGGTGAGAGAACCAAGCTTGGATTGTTTTTTTAAGTCCGAAAAGCTCATTTTGGATTTTTTGGATAAATTGGATTTTGTTTTGCAACAACTTTATTATAGAAGATCTATAAAGGGATGTCAAGCCCTCGTCCAACCTTTATGTTGTTTTCTACCGTACTTCCCTCTTAGGGTAGAAGTCATAGCACCTTGATCTAAATTATTTTCAATACAAAATTTCTTTAAATTTGTTGTAGTATAAATTTTCCCCGTAGGATCCTTCAGCGTCCAAATTATTGGATTTTTAGTATATTGATTTTGTCTTGCCATTCTATCATTTAAAGAACACAATAAAATATTTTCGGATTGTGTTCCCCATTTTAAATTATTAACATTATTATTTTTTGGATTATCGTCCAAATGGAGAACATTTGGATAATTATTTGGATTTTCTAAAAAAGATTTAGCAACTAATCTATGCACATATTCAGAGACCCATTTATTATTATCATTTTTCATAGAAACAAAATTATATCCATAATTATTTTCATAAAAATTTATATAATCTTTTTTAGATATGGAAAATACTTTACCAGTATCTTCTATAAGGTAATTAGAAAATTCTTTTAATTTGTTAAACATTTTATGTCTTTTGCTTATTATTATTTAGTAAAAGACATAATTATAGCAAAAAATCGCTCATCAGTCAAG